GCTTATTATTAAACCCTAAAGGAACGTATGAAGGGGAAATAACCTGTAGCCACTGTGATGCCGATTATGATGGTTGCACTGGTTATGATAAGCATGGGGATGGTGCACGGGCACGATTGGAAAGGTATGTTCCAGAACCTATCGACAACCTAACAGCAACCAATACGACTACCAATACGACAACCCCACCACTTACAGGGTGGGATTTAGCACACCACACATACCAAAACAACCAGATAATTTAAAGTTCACTGGTGTATTTAGGGTAACTTAACCCTACTAGTTACCCATAATATACATAGTTACTCAACTTTTAGAGTGATATATTACCGGGGCAAGCGGTGTTAGAGTTTCAATCCCTACCAACTATAATTTATTCCATTTTTTCACGGCGATAGGTAGCCCCGGGGCCTACGGTGGGCAATTCACCCCTCCCCTTTTAAAACCCCCTACCCGCCAATGTTAAAAAAAAGATGATTATAGCTTTTTTAGTATAACATTATAGCAAATTTACCATAATGGTATGGTAAATTTACCATACCATTCACTCTATTTTTAGAGTTAATATTTATAAAGACTCATTCTACTTTTTAGAGTAACAAAAAAGGATTGATACTTATGGACAGGGTTGACACTGCAATCACTGAACTGGCAATCCTAATATTAATACTATTCATTGTAATGTTATGTTACACAAGTGGAATACACTAAAAAGAAAGATGGGAAGTTATACACACTTACCTAGGAATTTACCTAATATAAAGGAGATGATTAAAAAATGGACAATGGAAAAATAAGCACATACATAATAAGTGGAGCAATGGTAATATTCAGTGCAATACTAGCACAACCAGACCTAATACAACCACTACTAGGCGACTACTACACCCGATTCCTAGCAATAGTACCACTACTCATAGTCATATACAACGCCTACTACCCCCGACCCACACAAGAATAATCAGGATAAAATAAACATAAAAACAGGGATAGGATACACCCCTACCCCATGATCCAATATGAACCCCAAACCAAGTAATATACTTTCCGACAGACTACCCGGAAGTAACACCACACAACAAAACCCCACAAACAACACCCCCTGCCCATTACACCCAAACATAACCGAAGACCTAATCCTAATCAAATACGAACTAGGAATCAAAGAAAAACAAAACGGAGAACGAGACAAACAAATACAACACGCATGGAAACGAATAAACACCGTGGGAAACAAAGCAGAAGAAGAAGACACAACAATCAAAACACAATTCCAAGTCATGAAAGTAGAAATCGAGTTCATGAGGAAGTTACAGTGGGCTATCTTAGTCTGCCTATTAGGACTCTTCGGAACAATAGTATTCTTTTTTATCGAGTTCAACTGGAAAACCTTTATTTTAGGAATGTGAGTTGTATGGGTGCGTACCAAATCCGGGAAGGAAAACCCCAAACAGGGTACTACACTGATGAAGTGATTACAAAAGAAGAATACCAAACCATGGATGACTACCAACTAATGAAAAAACACAAACGCAGGATGAGAACATGGCAGGCGGAAGACCAAGCAAACTAACAGACCTGACATTCCCTGACAATCCTGACAATAACCTGACATCCCACGACATTCGAAAAAGTGATTAAAATGGCCAGACCTAGCGCTGTAGAAGTATCCCCTTACCGGGAAGAAATCGAGGAAATGATTAAAGAAGGTAAGAAAGATACAGACATATCCAAGTGGACTAAGCAAAAGGGGGCCTATATATCCAGACAGGCAATTAATGGTTACAGAAATAATAAGTTCAACATTACTGAGAAGGCCCGCCGAAAATATCAGGATAAAAAAAGTAAAGAACGATTGGAAAATGCAGCTGATGAGCAAGTTAGCGACATTGAAAAAATTGACAAAGATTGTAATGTGATTGACACTTGGCTGGCAGAAATAGATCCAAGTATCATGGAAGACATGGATGAAAAAGAAATAGCCAAATTATTCAACCAATTATTGAAGACCAAGGACCAGAAAATTAAAACCAAATATCAAATTCTGGGCGTTATTAAGGATGGTTCAGATGTCAGTGTTTATGTGAATAACCAGATTAAACCACCAAAAGACCCCAGTTTACGTTCAAAAGCTAGAGATTTAATTAGTCAGATTCGCAACACAGAAAAACCAGAATAAGGTGAGTGTTGTGGAAGAATTATTATACGATCCACTACAGCAGGCTAGGATGAGTCCAGCCTGCCTGGCCATGACGGCTAGTAATGATCGTTGGAAGTTATATGAACACCTGAAATTATTGGATGATCTTTTATTATTCATGAATAACCGGCAGATTCACCGGTCAATGACTTGGATGCCTCCTCAGCATGGTAAAAGTTTATTATTATCTCAATACTTCCGTGTCTGGTATCTAGGAGAAAACCCGGATGATCGTTTTATTGGTTGTAGTTATGGTTCTGATTATGCTGCCAGATGGAATAAAAAAGCACGTGACGTTTTTCAAAGATGGGCTCACCGAGTGTGGGGCTTACATTTGCAACATGATAGTAAGTCAAGGGATCATTGGGATATCTTAGACCATGAAGGAGGGTCACATAGTGCAGGTGCAGATGCATCTGTGACTGGTGAGCGTGGGGATATTATTGGAATTGATGACCCCCATAAAAGCCGTAAAGAAGCTAAAAGTCCAGTTATTCAATTGAATGTTTATGAATGGTACACTGATGTTGTTGACACCAGGCTGTCAAAAAAAGGCCTCATAAACATCACTCAGACCCGGTGGGATCTTCGAGATTTATCAGGTAGGATCCTACACGATAAGGATGGGAATATTAACGAACCCCATGTTTACATGGACCAAGAACTTCTAGAATTTTTACATAACGGAGGCGTTATTGATAAGGATACCTGGGTGATCCTACGTTTACCTGGTATTGCTGAAGAGAATGACATACTTGGCCGCAAACCTGGCGAAGCACTATGTCCAGACCTACATCCAATAGGAGATTTACTTGCAAAAAAGAAAAGAATGCGTGGCCGGTTCGATGCCCAGTACCAGGGAACACCAATACCAGATGTTGGAGAGATGTTCGATGCGGCTTGGTTCAAGATTATTCCCAAAACCAGTCCATTGTTAAGTCATCTGATGACAACCAAGAGGGGATGGGATTTAGCAGGCACCAGACAGAAACAGGGGCAGGGTGAAGATCAAGGTCCGGCCAGAACAGCTGGGGTCATGGGCAGCAGGACACATAGTAATGATTTTGTTATACATAGCTGTGAAACCTTACGAGAAACTCCTGGAGCAGTTAGGACAGCTATTAAGGCCCGGGCATTAAAAGACAATAAAAAAAGAAATGTTCCCACACTTGTAGTACACGACCCCGGCCAGGCCGCAATTGACCAGATGGAAAGATATGCAGAGGCATTCAAAGGAACAGGGTGTAGTTTCAAACCATTTGTAGAATCTTATTTTGGAAGTAAAGAAGACCGAGCGGACAATGTAGCTGACCATGCAGCATTATTTAACATTTACCTAGTTGAGGGAGATTGGAATTATGATTTCATTAAAGAACATACAGATTTCCCTAATGGAAGATTCAAAGACCGTGTGGATGCTACTAGCGTAGTATTTGCCAGTCTATTCAAAGTACAACCCGATATAGAAGAGGAAGAAGCTTACGTTTACTAAAAAAATAGTGGTGGAACTTATGGGATTATTAGACAGAATCAACTACAAAAACTTTCTTTTAAAGAATGCAGAACCCAACGCAATTGAAGAAACCGGGATAGATACTGACGACACCATTACCACTGACAAAGATTCTGTTGATCTAATCACAACCGTACCATTCAAAGTTAAACGAACAATTAAAAACTGCCGTTTCGCTGCAAACGACCCAATAGTGAAGGGTATAATCAACGACACTATCACCAAGACAATATCCAACTTCATAATTGAAGGAGATAACCAGGACGCAGCAGATTATATTACTGATCGTTGTAAAAGCACGGACTGGGACATTAACCAAGTCATGCGTGACCTATTATGGGGGGGCCAAGTTGATGGGGAAGTATTCATGAATAAGATTATCATTGAAAACAAAACCCACCTCAGAATGTTGGCATTTGACGCTGAAAACTATCGAATCAAAAAGATTTACGATGAATACGGTAGGGTCACAGGTTTCAAACAACTCACACAAAGAAACAAAGACACGAATAAAGGATGGCTGGCTAAAAAATTCGAGGAACTGGAGGAGAAACTGGAAGAATGGACAGTACCCTTCCAGCCAGGAGAAATCATCAATGCCAAGTATATGGAGTTAAAAGGTAAGGGCAGATCCATAGTGATGGACATCCTGGACCCAGTATACTACCGGAGAGTACTATCAGATCTGATGCCTAAAACTGTTTTCAAAAATTCCAATATTCTAATCGTGACCATGGGGAACAAAGATGCTCCTGGTAAACGTTTAACTAAACAGTCCCGGGAGGCAGTAGTAGAGGCCACCACGGATTATCATAAGAAGGGAGTTGTAGTTCTCCCTTTCGGGCTTGAAGCTGAAATGGTTGGCACAAGTAACCTACCAGATATTCCCTCATATAAGCAGGATTTTAAGAATGAAATCTTCGATGGACTTTCAACACCACATGCCCTTTTTGACACGGAGGGAAGTAACCGGGCCACAGCAGAGGTGTTGATGGACAGTGAAACCAGTGGAAGAGTTGTATTCCTAGAGTATAATCGGGAATGGTTGAAGAAATATATTGAAAATGAACTATTCGCCCCCGAACTAGAACTGGCAGGTAAGAAGGGAAAGGTTTGGATTAACTTCCACCCAGAAAAGAAGGATGAGAAAACAGCATACATGGATTCTGATGAAAACAGAGCCAAACCCAAATCCAACAAAGAAGATGAAGATGAAGAAGAAGATGTGGAGGTTGATGCTGATGGTGACTGAAATACCTTCAATCTCTGAAATCTTTGGAAGAAGTGATGATTCTTTTGAAATAGATAACATCCCAGTAGATGAAGGGATGACTACGGATGAGGAATTAATGTATGTTGCAATATTCGTCATCCTTACCTCACTTTACACGGGCTTTGAGCATAAAAGTGTTGACTACGTGCTGAACAAATTCTCTAAAGCAGCAACAAATGCAGGGATTAAAATTGACAAAACCAGTAAAGCCGAACTGGTCAAAATAGTTGAAACCCATAGGGTTGAAATTCTAAAGGAATACAAGATACATGAAAAAATTATTCCCCAAGTGAAACTTGATTACAACCTCCAAGGCACATACTCCACCCTCTCATCCAGTGTCAAAGCCATGATAAACCAGTTAAAAGACGATGTGAAAACCAAGGCGTTGGCTGCTAAGGAAAGGATGAGTGAAGCGAAGGATTTCAATCTCAAATCTAACTTTGTCAGAGCTGCTAAGAGAACGCGGAATTTTGTCAAATTCAATGCTCAATTCGCTAAACAGAAAGTTACAAGGGCAGCTCAGAAGATGAGGTATGGGTCTAGGATGTTGTATTATTGGGTTGTGGCATTTCAAAATACTTGTAAATGGTGTTTTGCACTTGCCCGGTTACCTCCGAAGCCCATAGATGAATGGCCTTATGACCATCCCAATGGTCATTGTGTTTTAGTTCCCGTATCTAATGATTCCAGTGAGGAATATTCGCGTTACCTGGAAATGTCTAACAATATTACAATAATATAACCTATTTCCTATTTTTTTCATTTAATTTAATATTCATTTTACATGGAGGTATGGTACTATTTTAATACCCATATTTGAACCAGGCCTAGGTGATTATAGAGACCATGGCCTGGACAAACCCGTTAAATTCACAGAGGAATTTTTAAAAGAAATAGCAGCCACAACTGGCAGCTTAAACGTGACTGACGAGCATACTACAAAAGTCATAGGCATGGTAGATACCTTCGTCTACAGAGATGGCAGCCTACAAGTCAAGCCACCAGAGGGCCTTGACCTGAAAGGTAAAGGAATCAGCCCAGTCTTTGATGAAATGAACCTGGCAGAATATGATGAATACTACCTACCAATAACTGGTTACCTCAAGGAAGTAGGTTTAACAGCCACCCCCAGGAGCCATATTCTGTATAATAGTATTAAAAAGCCTGAGGAGGATGATAATTTGGGTGATAAAAGCGAAGTTTTGGAAAGAGCATTAGAAAAACAGCAGGAACAGCAGGAAGAAATCGGTATTCTTAAATCCAAGCTTAAAAGTGCTAATAAAACTGTTGAGGAAAAACAAAAACTTGAAAAGGACTTAAAAGATTTAGAAAAAGAAAAAAAGGACAATGAAAAGAAAATTAAAGATTTAGAAGATAAAGCCAAGAAATATGATGAATTAGAAGGTAAAAAGAAGGAAAAACTCATCAAAGAATTAGCAGGTGATGATGAAGAATTGAAAAAAGAACTCGAAGACATGCCCCTTGAAAAGCTCCAATTCTTCAAGGAACATAAAATCATCACTCAAAAACCAAAAGGAGTACCCACTGGTGGGGCTCCGGGATTGGATGATGATGGAACACAAACCCCTGGTGATGATAAACCCGGAGATTTTGCAGAGATAAGGAAGAAAAAGAAAAGATGGTAAACTAAATTGGAGGTAGATTTTATGACTAAAGTTGGAACATTTTTTGAAGAAAAGGACGTTAAAACCTACGAGGTTGAAGAAGGAACTGCCACCTACCGTGAAGGTGTGGACCCGAACAATGGCCTACCTAACGAACAGCTAACTTTCGCAGCACAAGTGACTGAGGAAAGTTTCCTGGTCCGTGGGACTGGTGAAAGAAGCATGAAGAAAGTTGCAAATGGAGAGGTTGCAACCCACATCAACCCTTACAACCCAGAGGTTCAAGGAACACTACCTAAAGAAACCGCCACCCAGGGTAATTATCCTAACAGATACGTTGGTGCGGCCAGACTGCCTAATGATGAAATTCAACTACCCCTTGAAGATACTAATGAAGAAATCAGTGTAGGGGATAAGCTCAACATCAACCCAGCAACTGGTAAACTAGGTAAAACAGCCGAAACCAGTAACGTTGTTTACAGTTACGATGCAATCCCAGCAAACACCGGAGGCTACATTACTGTTGACTGCCGTGGGCTCATTGGCTGCGTAATTAGAGGACAATAATTTAATTTATTTTTGGAGGTAATAAAAATGGCAAGTTTAAAAGAAATATACGCTGACTTTGAGAACGGAACCTACCTAGCAGAGCTTAAACTTTCAATGGTTGAAGGTTACAGATTCGCCGGTAACTTCCCACTCATGAAAGTGGACAATGAACAGGTTACAGTTGTTGAAAGCACACCAATTGACAAGTTCCTAACCCAGACTGGGAAGTCAAAGAAACTGGCTAAAGGCGCAAGTGCACGCAAAATCCGTGGAGAAGTCATAACTCCAAGTGGATTCAAACTTGTGCATAATGAAATAGAATATAATATCCTTAACAGTGACATGGAACACCCTAACTTCAACCTCATGGATGAAATCAGTGCAATGGGATATGTCTTTGCTAATGATGTGGACGAAACCGTTTACAACACTGCCAAGGACAACGCCACTGTTGTAACTGATGATAAGATTATAGGGGAATGGGGTGAAAACGCCACTGAATTTAAATCCGTGCTCCGTGACTTGATGAGATTCCAGGCCAGTATCAGACCAAAACCATACAACATAAACATGGTTGCTTATGGAACCGAGGCAGACGTGGAATTAAAAGCCAGAGCAGCACAATCCGTTAGTGATTACGTCCTCCCTCAGAACGGCTTTAAAATTAAAGATGCCCTGGACTTAGCCAATGCTAAGAACTTCTGGGGTGGAAGGAACTTTGATGATGGGGAGGCAATAGGGTTTGACAGGGACATGCCTGCATTGGATGTGATCATGATGAAATACAACAACCCTAAAATCAAGTCCATGCCTACCATTGAAGGAATGGAATCCTTACTCCCACCCGTGTCAATGTTAATGTTTGACAATGCTGATGAAGAGCACAGGCCAAGGACAACTATTAAAGTGGCTTGTACTGCTGGAGCTTACCCAAGGGCTCAGGGTGAAAGGATGATCCGTATTGCTGACCTGGTTACAGCAGGATGATCCCATCCCTTTTCCTATTTTAAGGAGGGGATGATATGGATTATTTAAACGTTTTAGATCATCTAAAAGCCTATTCTGTTGACAGGATTATTCTATCTGATTTTTCAAAGGACTGGGCAACCAATGGCACCGTAGCAGTTGAATTAACAGAAACACATGCAACCGTGCACACTGATTCTCTTGAAGTTTCTGGCATGATGGAAGGCGCCTATATTTACACGACCCGTGACTTTGAAGAAACAGAGGAGAGGAAAGCTTTCAGGTTAGATGACCGGGAAAATATACTACTCCACATATATTCAGACAGTGATATAACGGAGAAATCTTTGGAACTTATTTTATCTGACAGCACCAATCTCACAACTGCAATAGTAACTATGGAACTCCCAGAATTAGAGGAGGGATTGGTTAATATTGTTGAACTACCCATCGCCAAAGAAGACATAGTGAAACTATCCAACATCACAAGCGTTGGAATCAAAGCCCTGAAAACCATCACGGCAACGATCAACCTAGCCCTAATCAACGCAACCAGCTCCAAATACATTGCAACCGTTGAAGACTTAGAACAAAAAATCAAAGAAGGAATCACCTATGTCTTATCAAAACTGGGCCCAGAATACACGACAGTACCAGATGACGATGAACTGGAAGGAGCAGTGTACCTGGCAGCTGCAAGTTACGCTTGGATGAAACAGAAAGAAAACGAACAATACCAGTTCGACTATGGGAACACAACCACAACGAAAAACTATGGAGTGAGCTTACGAACCCGGGCAAAAATGATAGTTGACTCATTCCTAGCCGGAGGGGATGCTGAAAGCAGTGCCAATTCCGAATCAACAGAAACGTATATTAACACAAGCTTGATAGGTTACAGCTTATTGAAGTGATCACTCATGAAACAAATTGGAATCATAGACCTGGGCATCAAGGACATAATCTCACTCCTCGAACGTGACCCCATTCTTAAAACATTACCCACCTACCCATCACTCTGGGAGGTTGATGCCAACACCAGAAAACCATGCCAAAGTGTGGATCTGGATGTGGAAAAAGGCGAAGATACGGGATCCACCGGGGGATGTGTTGATGAATACCAGTGCTCAGGAGTAGTGATCCAGTACCTTGAACCCGACCACGCCAAGGACCAGATCATGCCAGATTTGAATGAGTACCGGGAGAGAACAAGGAACATTTTCCGGGAATCAGTTCAACATGACTGGTTTGAAACTCTTGAAAGCGTTGAATACAACCAATCCAAACCCATGCCCTGGGTGGTTCAAGGTAGGGAAGGGCCAAAGGTACTGGCCCATAGGATGATCACAGATTTCACAGCTACTTATGCTGTGAAGGAGGAAGTATGAAATTTAAATTTAATGGTAGAGATGGGATGAGGGACTTCAACCTAGTCATTGATGGGATTTTACCCATGGAAGAAACCCTCAAAAAGGGTCAGGAGATTGAAATACCAGATGATCATAAACTCGTCCCAAGACTAAGAGAAAATGGATTATGGGAAGAATTACCCGAACCCACAGAATCAACTAAGAAACCTAAATCTAAAACAAAAAGAGGTGAATGAGTATGGGCGCACCACCAAACAGCCTTCACTACATGGGGTATGGTTTAAACCCTTATGAGGACGACGTTCAAGTCCTTGGTAAAGTTTTACCAGTCATTTTTCCTAAAATGAAAACCTTCGAACCGGATAGTAAGATGGACCCAGAGGAGGATGAAGGACACACTGGGCAAGACACCATATTGTTAGGGGAAGACCGGAAAGAGGCCAGTTCCGCCCCCACAGTGGAGGATAAACTCAGATTAGGGGAAGGAATAGAGGATATACTATTCCAACTTTTAGGGGCCAAAGATGAGGTTGTTCCGGCAGTTACGGGGGCGGCAGCTTCATATAAACATAAGTTTTACCGGGATGCATCAAACCCCCCAGTAGATTTACCCGTGGCTACGATAATAGAGGGGTTCAATTGGGGTGAAGCGAAACCAGAAGCATATATTAACCAGATGGTTGATTCTGTGGAGTTAGTACTCAATGCTAACCAATCACCAACCTATAAGGCTAAGTTCATGGGGGACTTCCCCAAGTACAACCAATCTGAACCAACACTCGTATTCCCTGAAACTGAAACCAGGTTCAAAGCTTACCAGACCTCAATTTATATAGGTCCAGTGGGCACGGCTGATGCAACACTCAAAACAGACACCTATAAGGTTGACTGTTATAATGAGGCTAGTTTGAACCTTAAAAACAACCTAGAACTCACTACCTGTGGAGGGACCACATTCGGAAGCCCAACCAAGAATAGGAAACCATTCTCAGGTGACACCACCATCAAAATGGAGTACAATGAAAAGAACATGAACTTAGAAGCAGAATGGGCCACAGGAGCATCAGATGGGGTAGATCCAACTCCTGAGCCATTGTTCAAAAAGGTGATATTTAAAACAACTGGTAAGCTCATTGAATCAGTTGTAAACCCGGCCGCAACCGTCTATGCAGATATGGAAATAGTAATTCCAAAACTCTTAATAGATAATGTAACCAGCCCTAGGAGTGGTAAAGACTATAAAAATATCACATTAACTGGGAAAATAGTTTCGAACGCATCCAGCCTGGTGAATCCTGTCGAAATAACCATGGTTACGCCGTTGGATGAATTGAATTATGGAACAATACCAACACCATAAAAAAATGGAGGAATGATTTATGAATCCAAGAGTATTTAAGGACAAGATGGAAGAATTGATTGAAGCCTTTTAAGGAGAACAGCCTCGCTGTGGGCGTTCTATCCTTCACAGAGGCAATAGTCACTAACATAACCGCAACCACTGGCAGTGATTTAACCATTGCAGGGGCAACCGGGAAGGATATTAAATTCACCCTAACAGATGCCAATGGGGCTAGGAAAGTAATTGTTTACGACAGTGGAGCAGTTGCAGTCTTAGATATTGACAGTAATGGTAAAGTTAAAGCTGCCGGAGGATTTGAGGGGGACCTTACTGGAGATGTTGCTGCCACCAGTGCATCGGACCTGACCATTGCCAATGCAGCTGCGGATAAGGACATAATTCTTAGTTTAGGTGATGCTGCTGCTGCTACTAAGATTTCAATAATTGACAGTGGTGAAGATGAAGTGGCCAGTATCAACAGTAACGGTGAAATAGACGGTTCTGCAATGATAGCTCCACTCAAGTATGCTGCTGTTGAAACCAGTGGAGCCCCCACCAATGCTGAATGTGTGTCTGCCTTCGGGGCGGCTGCAACAGTAGGGTCAGGATTTGTGGGAGTTCTTCAAGATAGTGGTGCTGAAGGAGTGTCCTATCTCTGTGTTTCCAACGGAACTAATTACGATGTGTTCACAGGGGCAGCTGCTGCATAATTGTAGGGGCTAATAGTTCCCTACCAAAATATTTTATAATAAAACAATAAGGAGTATTACCATGGCCAAAATGAGTAAAACTGAAATAGAGTTCTGTGGGAAAAAAAGACGGTTTAGGAGATGCTCTAACCGGGTTTTAAGAGATTCAAACAAAGATGTTGAAGCTTTACAAAGAGAAGCAACAGAAAAACGAGACGAACTCGTTAAAAAAATAAGCGAAGCCCAGGAAAAACGCCAAGACGCTGTTCAACTCTTAGGATTAGCATATAAAGATGACACCATACTTGAAAAGAACCAAAAAAAAGCCGATAAGCTAATCAAAGAAGCTAAAAAAATAGAATCAGAAGTTGAAGAACTATCCAACAAGATAGGGGAAGAATTAGCCACCTTTGATGAAAGGATGGCAGAGGCGTATGACAAGGTATGCGTTGCACTGCTTGAAATAGAACCTGGGGAATTTCTTGAAAACTATGATAGCATTGACCTCATAATTGCAAAAAACCTAGGACTATTCTATGACCTTTACATGTCTGGCACTCCACAGGCTAAGATAGATGTGCGTTTAAGACAACTCATTGACGTGGAACATGATAACCAGATAGGCCAGTTTCGCCAGGAATAATAATCCAGAGAATGGTAATGAAGATTCTAATAGTAGAGTTCTCATCAGCGAAGTTCTGGAAAAAGTTCTTCTTCAACACTATTTCCTCCTGAAAATGCGTAAAGCCATTACCGAAACTGTTAAGGAATTCTGGGACGATTTAGATACACATACTACGTACCAGTTCCTGGAATGGGTGTATGAAGTGATTGAGATTGAAGAAGACATGAGAAACAACCCTGACAAATATAAGAAAGGGACGAGTTCAATGGTTGAGGAGGATCCTGAAACTTTAGACCTTTACTATCAAATGAGAGGTAGGAGTCAAGAGAATGAGTAGTTACGTGTTGCTTGATGCTTCCGATATGGAAGAAAAGATGACAGAAATAGATCGTTTGATTGTCATTCATGATTCTATTGCAGCTGACCATATTTCGGAAGAAATTGAACGTAAAACTTTTCCTTATGTTCCTTTAAAGTTTGGTTATCTTCAGGATGGGTTTCATAGAAAACAAGTGAGTCAATCCCATAATTTACAAATGGATATATGGTATTCTGCTATTGGGAATAATTACTATGATTATGCTGCCATCCAACACGATGTCCAATTTGACCACCCAATCAAAGGAAGAGACCATTATATGGAGTTTGGTATTAGAGATACAGATATAGAAGGTTTATATGCTTACCATGTTTCACACGTCCTCTAATCTTTATTTTTCCCTAGCCTGTTCTAATTCAAACTTACGGATTTCTTCCTTCTCCTGCTTTTTCACATACTGATTATATCCATAAATCCCTGGAATCATTCTTTGAGACCATGGCATGAAATCTTTGATGGTTGAATGGTACACGAATATTTTGAACCCTTCTTGTTCCATAAAATTACCCCACTATTTTGATTAATATTTTCACATTCTTTCTTATGTAATTTTCGCATTTCTCTTATAAAAATTAATAAAAGCGAGGTCCCACCCATGGCAGCAAACGGCGGAGTAGTCAAAGCCAAACTCATATTAGACTCATCAGAGTTTTCTTCCGAATGGAAGAAAAGAATAGGTGAATTAAATGCCCGTATAAAAGGGCCTGACTTCTCAGGAATAAAAAAAGAGTTAGATGACACTGCCCAGGGTGCTAAGAAAACCAAGGAAAATGTTGACCAAATTAACAATTCCAAGTTTGACAAGGCTACTAGTAATTTAGACGAACTCATCCGGAAAGTGAAAGGTCTCCAGTCAAGTGCAAAACCTTTGGACATTGTAGTCAAACCTTCAAATCTTGATGAAACTATTCGCAAAATAAGGGAACTTGGCAATCAAAGTAAAAAGAGTGAAGAACAAGTTAAACAGATTAACAACTCCCGTTTTGATAAATTAGTCAGCACCTTGGATGGTGCTATTAATAAGATGAGGAGCACTGCAAGTTCCGGTATTACTAATGTTAAAAATTCGATCAATTCTGGTTTACACTCCATCACCTTCACCTCCTTGCAAAATAAATTCTCAGCAACCATTAAATCAATGAAGAACACCGCTTCAGCAGGGGTTAGATCAATATCCAATGAATTTAGCAGTATGCAGGCAGGGTTAACTGACATTTTCACCACCGTAGCTGGAGGAGCTGGGTTAAGCACCCTATTTTCATATGGTCAAGGGATTGCCACTACCCAAGCAATGCTTGGGAATACTAAATCCCCAGAGGAAGCCAAGGACATCACTGATCAGTATTTGAAATATACTCAGGCAAGTTCAACCCCTGACAGGGATATTCAAAACCTGATGGTATATACAATGCAGGGCGCACCTAAAGGGCAAACCTTTAGGACGTTAGCAGCAATGGATGCGGCTGCTCATTCACCCAATCCGATTCAAAGGCAGGAATTGCTCAGGAACTTTGGACAATACCTGACTGGAGGGTACAGTGAAGCGTTGTTCCGTGGGGATTTAACCCCTGAACAGGCTGAAATATTAAAATCAGCCCAAACACCCGAGGAACGTGTTGCGGCCATGGAAAAGGTGGCTAAAACTAAAGGGTCATCTGGGTTAAGCACTACTTTTGAAGGGCCATTAGGGCCTTATAACAAGGCAATGGTGGTTACTGACACTCTTATTTTAGGACTGACTAAGAGTTTTGATAAATTTTTAAAAACAGTTGAACCGTTATCGGATTGGTTCTTAGGATTAGATCAGGGAACTAAGGATTTAATTACCGATGGCGTGTTTTTATTAGGACTATTGGGAATGGCTGGAGGGGCAATTAGGATTTTCGTAGGAGTTATCAGGCCATTTGTAGGCATTTTTAAGAGCCTTGCGAGTGGGGCGGTGACGGTGGCTAAGAAACTTGGTGAGATGATTCCCACGGATAAGATAGCAGAATCTTTAGGTAAGTTGAAAGATATTGCGGCTGACAAGTTATCCGGTTTCACTGGTAAGGTTTCGGAAGTGTTCAGTGGATTGAAAGATAAAATAAGCGGTCCTTTGCGTAGTTTTAAGGATGCGGTTGTTAGTAAGTTTGGGGAAATTAAAGATTGGATCCAAAGTAAATGGAACCCAAAACCAACCAGCACAGGAACCACTGGGTTGGGAACTGTTGGAGGTTTGGCTTTAGGGGCCGGGGCAGTTTTAGCTTTATCTTATGCCACTGTTAAAATAGCTCAAGCCTCCATCACAACAGAATCAATAACCAAAGGAAAGGAAACATTTGGGGAAAGCACTGCTACATTGATGGAGGAATTAAAAAATAAAGATTATTTATCATTGTTTGGTCAGATTACTGGAGGATTATTCACTGGTGGGACTCCATTAGAAAAAGCTGCTGAAGTTGAAAAACAAAAAGCTTTAGAACAAAAGAAAAAACAAAACCTCCAAGATTGGGGGCCTTTCACTGGGATTGCAGAATTCTTTGGCCAGAATCCTTTAAAAAGCTCAGGTACTGTTCATGCTGCCGATGGGAAGGGGGGGAAACCATCAATAATGGATGATATTCTCGGAGAGAAGGGATTACTCCGAGGAACACCATTAGCCGGGCTTAAATGGCCCAGTGCAAGCCAAATACTCAATAAATTAAAAGATGTATTACTTCCCAAGATTCCTAAATTCAACTGGAAACCTCCAAGTGTGAACCAAGTGTTGCAAGGGATCGGGGAGAAGATAAACCCGCTTAACTGGCATGTTCCTGGGGTTGGACAATTATTAGGTCAGACTTGGCAGAAGATTAAGGAGTTATTCTGGAATATACCCAGCATAGGTGACTTCCTGAATCAAACTTGGCAGAAAATCAAAGAATTATGGTGGCAAGTTCCTAGCATTGGAGATATTTTAAACATAATCACTAGTAAAATAACTGATTTTGTTTGGCCTATGGGACCAAGTAGGGCCATGGGTGTTGCCAGTAACATAGCAAACCGGGCAGGAACATTAATTTCCAATGCACAAGGACCAAGAGGACCAATCAATGATGCTATAATCAGTACAATGTCAGCCAAAAGCGGGGTGGGATCAGGATACATAAGCCAGGCATTAGCGCACCGGTTCAGTGGCTTAGCAGGATTCACCCCCATAGCTAATGGGATAGCATCACACCTTGGATACACTTTCTACATGGGTGACCAGAAAAGCAACCAGGAAGTGTGGGATAGTGGTTCATGTAACTGTTATGATGGGGCACAATTCCTCCAAAGTGAAGCTGGGCAACGTTTCGGTATAGGTGCGGGGATGCAGAACGGAGTATGGAATGGAACTTCAATCCCCCATACATGGAGTGTTATTGGAGGCCAACCCTTTGACATGGCCGCCATGCTACTAAGAGGGCAGTGGGCCCCACCTAATGGTCCTAAAGACATGACTGTTGCCCAATTTATGACAGACATCGGTCCGGGCCTGGAATATATGGCTTATGGGGGACACTTGAAGGACCCAATAGATGCTGTTTTTGATGGAGGGAACTGTTTTGACACAACTCTCGGTTTAATGGGCATGATTAATGGCCTTTTTGGTGTTCCCACCGAGATGGTTTGGGGAACTTATGATGGGATGAGTCATGTGTGGCTCCGTGCAAATGGAGTGGATTATGATCCCACAAGACGGGCTTTAGCAAACACTTATACTCCTCCTCCACAAGGACCGGGAAATACTGGAGGAGGTGTGCATTTCCATGAGGGAGCAATACAAATCGGTGGCCCCTTTGTGGGTATGGATGAGTATAAAAAACAGATCAAAGACATTGCTAAAACCGCTTTTGATGAGGAAGCTAGAAGAGTGAAAACATACCAGTTTGGGAGATAAAACTAATGACTGATATTGCAAAGATAGGTCCGATTGGTTTGGGCCAGGCTCATGAAATAGTGGACCCGGAATCAGAGGAGGGTAAGTTTAATCTGAGTATTAAATGCACACCGGAGGAAGCCCAACAACTGGTTGGTTTATGCCAACCTGTTAGCCGGTCCTCCACAACCAACCCCCGTATAGTCCATAGCAGGCATAATCGATGGGGTTTATTACCTTTACAATCTCCTGTCGATTCTAACCTTTCCATTAATAATTACACTGGTATATTGAAGGGTTGGGTTGTTTTATCAGACCCTATGCAGTATTTTGTGAATATGAGAAAGACTAAGGTTGTTATGAATGGTGAGATGATTAGTAATGATTTAAATGAAATATTAACCGTGCACTATACCCGGGGTGGGGAGGATGGGACCGATATTGAACATAGTTATGAGGATTTAACCCCTGCATACATCATTAACGAGTCTGGGGCCGATTTTGACACTACAAATGACTGGTTCGCTGCAAGTAAGTATAGGATGGCAAATGGAGCTATTGCTAGTAGTGGGGGTCAAATAGTTTTCAGTGGAGGGGCAGACACTGATGGTGTTCCCGGTCAAGTGTGGACCAATCACAGGACTCAATTTGACCATGGATTCATCATGGAATTTACATTATATCCGGGGAATAAGCCAAGTGCTGGTAATAAGGATAAGGATATAAATGTATGGTTCAGCCCAAACCGGAGCAGTTCCACACCCCCGGTATGGAATGACAGTTACATGGTGAGTTTAGGTGTAAGCACATCTAACCAATACTACCAGGTGCACACGATAGGGAGCCCTGGAGGGGGTTCATGGTGGAATCTTGTACCTATAACTGTGGATAACAGTCCAACAGCATTTAAATTCCGTTTAACCACTGATAGCAAGTATTATATGCGGGTTGAACTGAACCGGTATGTCAGTGGGTCATGGACTGGCTTCAGTACAATTTTTTACGGCCCGACCAACATGGGGGCTTGGAAAGACCTATACATGGGAGTATATTACCTGAACAGAGATAGTACAACTAATAGTATGAGTATTAGTGATGTTAAGGTTTACAATTACCTTGAAAGTGATAAACCCAATGTTGTAGTGTTACCTCCAGATGCCACCCCTAACCTGGCCCCTACTTTTTACCGGGCCAGCGCAGAAGGTAATATTCAATGTTTTAAAAACCTAAGTGAATCTTTGAATTTCCAGATAGACCCGGCTAATTATTACAAGGGCAGTGTAAAAGGATGGAACAGTAATTATACGGATAGTGTGCCCCGGTTGGTTACACATAACGAAACAGATTTGAGTATTGGTAAATTCAATTTCACAAATGGAATAATCAAACTTGTCCCCACCAGTAATGGGGTGGAAATGTATTGTTGGGATGGAACAAGCTATATACTGGCTAATACTTTCACTTTTAGCCATTTAACCCGATTAATCCGTCCATTTTATGTTTCAAAGGATGTATTCACCCTCCAATTAGACAGGACATTCTGGACTTTAAGGGCGGGTAAACCTTTTGTTTATGTGGAACACCCCAATGATGATATTGGTTTCACTAAGAATACTAGTTGTTACCATGATGGAGTGATCAGTAATGGGTTGGCTGCGGATGCGGATGTTTCAATGCTCACCCAATTTTATTCACTACACTTCAACCCTCACAACCTTTTAACAACTAACATGTATAGTGTTGAAGAAGGATTAGACGGATTCAATGATGTGAGTAGCACACTAGAACGAGTCAGTGGGGCCAGTTATGGAACATACCATTTGAAGTGTACAAGTAAAAACCTCCAAGCCACGGAGGGTGTTTACTTAGACGAGGTTTCATTACTAACAGGAAACAACACGGGGCTTATATTTGGAGGAAGAGTGTATTTAAAAGGAACTGGAACATGGAAACTACTAATAACTGAAAGAAAATCAGATGATACTGCATTAAACACAACCAGTAGTGCTCCTTTTACCTTAACGTCAACCCCTTCTATACGTAATATATATCATACTGTCATCTCTTCGGAAGCAGAAAAACTAAACTTGATGATATACACGGATGGACAACAAAGTGCAGAGTTCTATGGTGATATTTTCCAATTAGCTCCAAGTCCTGTGGCAAATCAAACAATATATCCTATACCCCCTCTCACGGCAAACCGTTATGGTATGCTTATCATGAAAAAAGACCCCACCACGATTAAAAGTGACAGTATACCTGCCAGTGACATTACAGGAATAGGAGTCTACGACCAGATGCAACCTCCTATCAGTGATAACTATTACTTATCATTAGCTAGGGAGTTTTACCGCCCAACAAAACAGGGAATAGCATTACAAGGAGTATAAATAAATGATTAGTGCAGAGTTCCAACCCAAACTGATTAGCAGCCCCTCAGTGGTCCATACAGAGGACCCTTTTGTCAAGGTGGAAATATGGGCTAGGGACCACTCAAACATTTACAAATTCCCCTGTACCAGTTGGGATAAAAGCAATAGTCAGATTTATGAAAGAGAACATCTTGGAGCCACCCTTGTAGGGTTAGCAGGGCACAGGCCAAGTTTAACCAATGCAAACCTAACAACGAAACGGTACATAAAAAAGGAAGGATTACACTGGGTTCTAATCCGGGCTAGTCGGCAGCCTGTTAATGGGAACAAGTTTGTAAAACTTTATATTGACAACAAACTGGTTGGACAGATAAACACCCTCACAGGGTACAGTGAACATTACCGTTACCTTGATTTTGGTTATCTTGAGTTAAATGAGGGTTGGCATGATTTCAAGATAGAATTGGATGGATTAGATGCCTGGGTAGATTACCTCCAAATGTACAGGCTTGAATATTACAGTAGCGACCACAGACAAAGCAAATATCGGCTTGATTGGAGCGAAATAGAGTTCACCGAGAACAGCATGGGGGAGTTAAACAGTGCAGACATAACCCTACCACTCAGGGAGGAATGGAACGACCCTAACCTTAACATTTTCAGCCGGAAAGTCTTTGATTTCATGGATATACTCAACATCTCAGTTGGCAGTGATTGGAAGGATACAAGGGTTAAGTTTGGAGGGTATGTTCTTGGAATTGATGAAAACGATGATAACACCCAAATAACTATCCATGGGGTGGATAGGGTAGTTGATTTCTACCGGAAACCAGTCTATACAAACTACTATATTGGAATTGCACCCAGTGGAGATGATACCTATACATTCCCCGTGGTCCAATTCGGATCTGCCCTGGAAAGTATCAGGCATTGCAGTGAAACCTGTGAATATGGTCCCTTAAATTATGGGATACTGTACCCTTACACACTTAATTTAGATTTCACCAACCCGGATGATTGTAATGGTGTAATTGCGAATAATGGGTTTAACAAGGCATACAGTCCAAGTAAAGGCCTCCGTATAGGTTATGACCCATTGAGTTACGATGGCTGTGGAGTGGTCTCAAACGGCAATTACTATATGACATTATGGGATAACCCAGACAGACCCTTTGATGCAGCCAAGGATGACATTTTATGCCTGAAATATATTACAAGTGGAGAAAGCTGTGGGAATGATACAAGGGTACAATTCAATATTGAAGTGACAATGCACAAGGCAGGGGAAACAATTGCAAATGCAAAAACCTATACAATCCTTTTCACAGGCAAACCCGGGGCAAGTAACCTGATTGGACAATTAAAACCCACCCTAAATGGGATAGAACAGTTAGGGAAATTTGAATTGAAAAAAGCATTTGACCGTTACGCCCCATCCAGTGAATACCATGTGTCTAAAATAGTTGTAAGGGACCCAAATGTTACAACAAACCAGATCAGTTTCCGGAAAAACAGTATAATTCATTTACTAGGATTAACAGCCTATCCATCAACACTAAATAAGAAAATGAAGGTGGAACAGGAAACCAGTTACCCTTATGAGGTCATAAATGAAATACTTGAGAAATTAGAGTATGTGGCCTGGGTGGATTACGGCCGCACAAGAGCAACCGATATATTCATGATGTCCCCAGAAATGAACCTGCAAAGCCCAGTACAGGCTGTTGAGGGTGTGAATGTTTTAGGAGTAACAGATAAAAGTTATGCTCCTTATGAAACCATCCGTAACCGCCATTTAATGCATTATCATTACAAAGAAGGAGATGAAGACCGGACAGGTATTAGCAAGTATGAAAACCTTGATAGTATTGCCCGTTATGGTCCCGGAGCATGGGAAGATTATGAGGATGCTACTGAGATAAACAATCAGACAGATGCAGATATTGAAACAAAAAGACACGTAGAACAGAACAGTTACCCCTTGGCAAGTTTCACCATCATATTGAAAGGAACCTCTCTTTTAAACCCCGCACAGTACATGGTAAGTAAGTTAGCGGGGCATTCCCTTTCAGGGAATTATAGCACCAAGACAGTTACCCATTCCATAACCCGGGAAGAGGGATATATTAGCAGGGTGAGTGTGAACCGGCCCGGAAGCTACTATAATCAAGTTATGGGTAAACTGGAGAAAAATTTGAAAACATACCTAGGAATCAACAGTAGAATGATGTACAACCGTGCAACATTAAACAACATGGGATTTATCAGTGTAGGGGCATTTGGAAGGAGATCGTGTTAAAATGGTAGCTAATCGGATAATAATACCAGGTTCACATTTAATCCAACAAGGATTAACTCATGACAAATTTATATACAATGACCAAATGGGGGCAGTGTACCATCCAGACCCTGAAAACCAGGAGATGCAAGATGGATTCTTCAAATACACCTTTGCCCCACCACTCCTTTCAAATTTTGCGTGGAATAATGTCAAATTGAAATGGACGAGAAGTTACAATACCACACCTCCAACAGATTTTTATGCAACCATTACACTTGAAGGAATCCTCACAAATGGTACAAGTGAACTAATAAATGAAAGTCTTGTAACAAGTTTGCCAAGTTCCCCCTTAACTGAGGATATATCATTTGACCTTATGAATGCCAGGGGAATTGCAACACTAATTAAAACAGATGTAACAGCCCCAGCTGGAAAGGTAGGGATAAGACTACCCAAACCTTGGATGAATTATGAAAGTATAATACTGAAACCTGTCTGGTTAAACGGATGGACAAAAAGAAAAGGACAAAACATCATTAAGGGAAGTGAGGAATATAGTATTACAAGTTTTCCAGTGAAACTGACTGTCAATTATGTTTCTGGGATGAAAACTGATTTCAGTGATGTTAGATTCACTGGCCCTGATGGCCGAACACCTATTTGCAGTTATAGGCATAGTTACACCTCGGGGACCACTGCTGATTTTTGGATTAACTATCCCTATCCGTATGCTACAACTGGAATTTTCATGTACTATGGAAACGCTTCTGCAACCCTACATAGCAATATAGACAGTGTATTTAGTTTTGCAGATGATTTTGATGATAACATTATCAACCCCGATAAATGGCAGATTGTTAGTGGCGGTGGAGGCAGCATAACTGAAACAGGGGGAATACTGCGAGTTAACAGTGATGGGACTAACAGGATTTATTTAAGGACAAAAAACCAATACACAGCACCATATATTTTTGAGTTCAAAGCAAGGAAACAACAAAACATTGAATTCGTATTCAGTTGGAATGGAACATTATCGGGGGCAGGAGACCCCCCAAACACTGGATATTTCTTCCAATACACTGGATGGTCAAGCCCTGCAAGATTTGTTCTCACAAAATATGTGAACGGAACACCAATCACCCTTTCCATGTACGATTTCACACTTGACAGTAACTGGCATGACTATAAAATTCAGATAAGAAAATCAGGGCTGACAAATATAATTCAAATCTTCTATGATGGAACACAAATATTGTACAGTATAGATGCAGATGGCCCCCTCAATACCGGTTATTTCGGATTAACCGCAAGGGAAACACCGGCTGCTATTAATGCAGATTATGATTTTGTCAGATATTATCCGTACATGGCAACATATCCCACCCCCGGATTTTTAGCAGGAGAAGAATCATTTAGTAGTACGGGGGTAAGTCCGGACACTCCTGGAGAGAATGATACAACAATTTTATACAGTAATGGTGATGGATTCAAACGGCCCCGATACCTCACAGTAACTGAACAAAAGAAAACAGCATATGACACAACCCCTCAAGGGATGTTAACCAGGAATACTTTCAACCTTGGATATGAAGGTATTGACATGTACATGGCTTTAAGGCTTGGAATCAAAATACATGGGGATAAAAATACAAATATCGTATTCAACAATCTAGAATATGTGTATGAGGTGATATAAAATGGGATCGGAAGGGGTGCATAGGAATATTTTCAATGTAATAGATTCAACAGTATACAGTGGGGATGATTCCACACCTATATCAAACCCTGATGCACGGGGTGGTGAAGAATCCGGGGTATATGGTCCTAATCAGAAAATAATGGATACAGGGTGGTCTGATTTCAATGCGTGGAATGGTGCTCACGTATTAACCTGCCGTTGGTTCAGTAACCTAACTAATGAAAAGCCTGGGCTTTTGATTGAGTATTGGAAAAAAGATGCAGATGGCAATCAAAGTTTGACATCACGCACTATCCGTTGGGTAGATTCAGTTTCACCCAAAGCCGGGAATGGGGCGGGTTTTCTGAATTTCAGTGAAAACAATCAATACAGGATTCTAGTTAAATCACATCCCACACTGGCAGAAACAGATTGGGTGGCAATGGATTACCTTAAAATCAACCCGATTGACAATTGGACTGTCAAATCTTCTGCAATTTTCCCTTCTGGTAATTTCATAGCCGCACCAAGGGTATATGGGAAATATTATGTGGTAACAAATGATGGTAGCAGTCCGGCAGGGTCCTTAACAGTATCCTTACCCTTTAATGAAGAATCGGTACACACAATCCCAAACTGTAATGTTTATGGCTCATTACTAGATGATTATTATGCCAATATTGGAGACATATCAGAGGATAGGGGAAGTTTTTCAATCAGAGTAATGAGGCGGGACGGGGCTGTTTGGAGTGGTGGTGTAAGTGTGCTTTGTTTAATGCTTTACTTCCCGCCAATCACTGAAATTTAGAAATTAAATGGTGGTAAAATGGTGAGTGTTGATGTTAAGAAACAAGACTTTGAACTAATCCTCAAAGATGAAACAAAATTAAAAAAAATAGTTAAAGACCCTGAATTAGTGATTGGTTTCTTAAAGGACAATGGAGAACAGGAGTTGAAGGTAACTATTGATAATAAAGAAATATACATTGTTCAACCTTCACCTGATATTGAAAAACTAATGAATATAAATGGTACAGGTATGGGTTGAATTAAGAGGTTATATTTGATTTATGTTTTTTTTCTAATTCAACTTTCAAACCATAACTGAACAGGATTACCCCGGTAATTGAAAGGATTATCCCAATATACTTATCTAAATTCATCAGTGAGGGGAGTAATAATGTAGCCCCTAACAATCTAAAGAATAATGCTTTTTCCCTTTCATTTCCATTTGACATAAACTATCACCCCTATATAATTACATTAGCTGTCTTTATTTTTAAATTTTTTCATTTTCACACATATTATATTCGTGTGATCTCGAGATCTGAAACACACCACTATAAGGAGGAATGGTAATATAACAACTAAAACAATAACCGAAGTGGCAAAGGCAAGTGTAGATGTCCGGAACTTCATACAAGGAAACAAATACCTACCAGAATTAATCACAATTGGTGGCGTGCAGGTGAACCGGGCTTCGTTTCTCAGGATGGTATGTGCGAGTGTTGTTGAACTAACTAAGCCCAAACCACTTGATATACTCACTGATAGTTACCCCAACCCCCTACAAATAAACGGTAATATCCAGGATGGGGCACAACTACAAAAACAGGACTACGTCCAATTAGCCAAGGAGATTAACAACTTCATAAAGGGTAATGGTTATGCTCCAACACTTTACACCACTAAATATGGACAACTATCATTCTATGATGTTATATACACTTTTAGCCGTGTATTAGCATGGTACCATGAAAACAAAGCACTACCGAACTATGTAACACTCTACAACCTATTCCAAACCAATAAAACACCATTTCACCAAGCCGTGGAAAAAGCCGTAGGCACCTATAACACCTTCACCGAGTATTATAACCGAATCAAAGCAAAAACATGGCAGGGATACTATAACGATATATATAACCAACAACAAGAGATTCAACGCTTAGCAAACAACCAACCCCTCAACTGCACCGACCACAGCCAGTTAGGGAAAGCAGTGGCCGAAGACATGGACTACGAAGCCCTTTATTGCCGTGTAACCTGCAAATCTGGAGGGCATATCATTTTAAAAGTCCGTGGTAAAGAATTGGGGAGTAACTGGGTTAATGTGGATTTAGCAGCGGCTGCAAGTAGTGATTACAGTATTGGGAGTTACTGGTGCAGTAGTTATGCTAAGCCGGTGGTTATCGACGAGGCGTGGATAAATTCAGACGACGGCAGGACGTGAATAAAACATTAAAACAAAATAAGCAAAGTATTATTTGGGAGAGAATGTGCCTTTTGGGCTATTTCTCTCCCCTATTTTTTTTCTTCAATCACCGCGTCAGCCAGTGTCACCCCCACTTTTTAATCCACACTTTTTACATTCCATGTTTGGAATCACGTTCTTGTGGAAATTAACATCATCATAGCCTGCTATTTCGTCAGTTATATATCCACAGTGCTCACATTCATAAACCGCCCAAAAATCATTATTCATTCTTTTTTTAATTTCTTTTATTCTCATTTTTATTCTCCTCCACTTTCCGTTTCTAATCGTCTTTTAAGGGTTTCGTTTTCATCTATAATCTGATTAATTATTGAATCGAATGTATCTCCATACTTCATGATTTGTTTAAGGCGTTTGTGGGTGCTCCTCCGAACACCCACCTTCACATCAGCCCAATCCTTTTCACCAGTTTTCAACTATTTCCTCCCCTTCAAAGTATTCTTTTTTCATATTTCCCACATAGCCCATGAGTTTATCCTTGTTTTCAGCAGATAGAATATAGCTTCCCTCAATGGTTTCACTGTCAGCATCTTCCACATTGATTTCAAGATATACTGATTCGGGATCTCCTTCAGGAACATCACGTTCCCCATAGTTTTCAAAATATATCACTTTATTTTTGATTGTTTGTATTCTTTCCAGGAAATTCCATAGTTTCATATCCATTTCAATTCCCCCTTTAAATCTCTTCAATTTCAATTCTGGATTTAGGCAACCACGCTGTGTTCCCGTTAGGGTCTTTGACTTTCACAGCTTTTTCAGTTTCATCAACAAGGTTTAGGATGTCAGTGCTTTGGACATCTTTTCCATCAAGTACTCCATAGTCTACTGCGATTTGTACTGGGTTTTTAAAGCCGTGTTCTTCTGCCATTTTTTTGTATATTTCATTTACCATTTTTTCACCAACTTTTTTTATATTTCTAAACTTTCTCTACTATTACATTGTAGTTACTCACTTATATACTTTGTGGTTTTGGGTTGAACTGTTCGGAAATTCCGTACAGTTGAACTTCGGTAAGCATTAGTTTAACGAAGTAGGTTTTATAAAAGGCACCATAGGGAAAAACATATAAAGAATGAAGGGCTTATATATAAATGGTGATATGAAATGACTAAAATAGTTGAAGGACAACAAAAATTATATAATGAAAGTTTTAGCAGTTGGTGTGAAAGGCATGATTATAAAGCTACAAAAATTGATTTAATTTGTAGTGGCTCCCGCTGTATAGAATGGTATCGTCTAAGGGCTCCAGGAGGAATCTCTTTTGATGTGAATTTAGTAACTAATAATAATGAAGGGCAAATAATCAAACGGAGAGATTATTAATGAACTTTCCTATTACTTTCACAACCCGTATGCGTAAAAAAGGCGACATAACCATCCCCGCTGAGGTTATTAAAGAGTTTGAATTAGAACCGGGCGTTGTGTTGGAAGTTAGTATTTTACAAAAAGGAGATTGAACCTGTTAAAGATTAGGGGGAAATAACATGGGTGAAACTGGGAAACTCTTAAAATCCCAAAAAATACATGAAACATATGGGGATTGTGATTTATGCAATGGGCACACCAACTTAACAAAAACCGAGATTTATTTTATAACAAAATATAGGAATAGAGGACATGGTTTATTATGGTTGTGTAAGGATTGCCGAGAAGGATTAAAACTAAAATTAGAAGTGGGGGAATAAACAATGGTAGGGATACAATATCAATTCGGGAAAGATGAAACAATAAAACTCTTAAACAACATCATATCTGCAATACAATACGACCAAATCAAATTAATGGATATTGAACTCCAAAGCATGGGGATTATGAGTGTTGAATTTCATTGTTATAATTGTGGGTATGTTGGAGTACATACTTTCACACATGATGATGATATTTCTGAGTTCTGTCCAATGTGTAAAAAGGTTATGAATATTAGTAAGATTTGAGTGATGTGGGGATTTGGGAGGAAAAAGAATATGCCACCAATATACAAAGTTAAAAAAACACATGAAATTAAAAAAGATAAAGAATCAATGCAGAAGTTCATAAGTAAGGAATGTGCAATGTTAGTGCCACTTGAAGAAATAGAATTAACGTTTGAATGGGTCCAGGATGAATTATTTGGATGGGAAATTGCCATTGATGTTAGGGAAGATGCAATAATCGTTCATGAATTGGAATGTATATTTGCATAACTATTTTTTAACCATACCTAAAACTGAAAGGGTAAGAAACACCCACACCCTTCTTATCTAGAAAGACCAATATACTATTTTTTAGGCATACCTAAACAACATGGACGGTGTAAACGCCAAACCCATCAAGATGATGGTCGGGCCAAAAACACCAACCATTCCCCCACATACTAACCTTTTTTTACCACAGCCATCACATAGATTACATGTGAACCCTGAAAAACAAACCATCCACGATGACTTGAAACTGCAAAGATATATTCTAATAGAACCCTATTAGAAAATTATATATACTAATAGATACTAAGTATAGATTGGCAGAGGTGAAACTTATTTCAATCTGCAAAGCCGGGGAACTACTTTTTTTCCAACCCCCGGCACTCCTACAGCCAACTAAGGCAGTGGGGGGCTGTAAAAAAACATTGTAGGAGTGGAAAAACATGCAAACTAAAAATATAAGTGTTGAAGACATGGACTGGGATGACATCGAACCGATCATAATAGATTACAGTGCTTTTGGGAAACCCACTGCTCATGAAGAAGGGATCTAAATGGGAGTTTGGAATCATTTACGAAGGGAAGCTGAACGGCAGAAACGCCAGGAAAGGGCTTGTCAAAAGGTAGAGAAATTAGGGGAACTGATAATGCAGGAAGCCCGTGAAATCGGGGACCTGCACCGACAACAAAAAACAATAGCAGCAGAGGTGGAATGAATGAACATTGATAGTATGGATTATTTGGAAAACCATCACATGACAACCGAAGAATTAATCCATGACCTTTTTAAACGGATTAAAAAATTAGAAAGAAGGATTGAAACCTTAGAAAATAATCAAATCTCAGAATCTGATTTAGAATGCTATGCCGAGGGTTTAGGAATGTTAGAAGAGGCAGGGGGGGATTATTATGACTAAAAGAGACCTTTTCAAACAAAAACCACGCACCCCATGGTACATCCTTATACCTCCGTGGGTTTGGGTGACCTGTTTTGTTGGGGTAGTATTCCTTGGTTTATGTTTGTTTTGTCAATCAGATGTTAGGGCGTTGCATGAAATAGGGGTGATTTAAATGAGAATAATAAAAATAAAACTTGGAGAGGATTTGAAACAAGCAATAAAAGCATACATGGCGACCTTACCAGTGGATGACCCTGATTATAAGGCACACTGCGTAATGGATATAATTGCTTCCAATGAGGTGGAATGATGGTTCTCAGTTGGGAGCGTGAGATAAGCCTCCAGGAAAGACAACACGAATGCAGGTGTAATGAGGTACGATGGCAACATGGACTCAACCCAGTCACCGGAACCGAAGACTGCCAGAGTGAACCATGCCACCAATCATGTCCGTGGAGGAAAAACAACACCGCCACCACTAAGGAGATGGAACTAGCAGGGGGCATATCAGAATGAGTAACGCAATGAACGGGTTAATCAAACACTACCACGACTTATTCCATGCTAAGACTGGGATAACACTACCAGGCACTGCCATACTGTGCATCATGGAAGACGGGTGCCTTGGATTAACCTTCAAAACCATAGAAGACAAACTCTCATTCCAAGGAGCGTTAGAGTTACGGTCTATGATGGGCTTTGTAGATGAAGACTTGAATGTAACCCGTAACCCTGGAAACCAACCATGTACTGGAGTACACTGGGGGCAATGAGTATGGCTAAGCGTTGGACAACCACAGAAGATGAACAACTCATCAAACTATACCCCGACCACACCTATGAAGAACTGGGCACCATCCTAAACCGAACAAGGAGCAGCATAGCCAAAAGGGTGACCGTCCTTGAATTAGCAACTAAAAAGAACTCATGGTCATCCGAAGATGTGAACCGGCTTAAAGAACTCCACGGGCAGGGTTTGACTCAGAAAGAAATAGCTGACGAGTTAGGGCATAATGTTCGTGGTGTTGCCTATCAATTACGAAAACAGGGATTGAGTAAAGTCACAGGGCACCGATATATCTTACAAAAAGCCAGTTTAGATAATGCTCATCATTTAACCAGAAATAAGCGAGTGGAGGGGGTTATTTGATGAAGAAACAACAATTAAACCCTCCAGAAATCAATAACAGCAAAACCCAGAATAAAAGTCTAAAAAGGAGAGGTGTGCCGGGTGCGGTCTGTGACCACATCCGATTATGCCACCTTTTTAAGGAAGGCGACGAGGAATCAGAACTTAGACGGTATGCAGTTAGGGGTTCAAGGTAAGACCAGTGAACTAAAAGCCTCCTCTGGAGAGAGTGGTTAAAAATATGATAATAAGGTTCATTGGGGCTGTGAAGGTGTGGTTCGACTCCACACACCCCATTCCATTAAAAAAATAATTGGAGAGGTGATTGAAATGTTAAAAAAACGGTACACCTGTTTCAACTGTGGTAAACGATTCCACCAGTCCACAACTAACGGATTAGTGGATGCACGTGAACAGGTTGAATGCCCAGAGTGCAGTGCATTGGTGGATTTAGCATCAGTTGAAGAGGTAGGGTTACCCAGACGGGTATGTACGGGGTGAAAAGCATGTCTTATGAAGTATGTCAAATATGTGGGAAACCGGTCAGTGAAGACCAATATCCATACTGTGAAAAATGCGAATTAGACCTCGTGGACCACATGATACGGGAATATAACGTTTTTAACCCCATAGTTTGCGGTTTTTAACCAGATGAATAAGAATAGAGAGCTAAAAAGAGAAGGTGAAAAAATGGCAGAACAAGCATTAGACGGCTACAAAAGCCAAAACGAAGCCCAAGAAGACAACAAATTTGAAGAAGTGAACTTTGAAGAAATCAGGGACAAACTCGAACAAGATTTTAAGGACAGCGGAAGTAGTAAACCAATCCTCGAAACCAACACCAACGCAGTAGTGGATGAAGTGGTGCTGAAAAGAGCATTCAACCCCAAACAGGATAGTCAAGGTAAAGAGTTCTACGACACCATCCTAACAATTAAAACGATACTTAGTGATGGTAGGGAATCCTATGACAACTATGGGGGACTCCGTGAGTATGGTGATGGTTACTGGAATAGTAAAAAAAGTGCATTCGGAAAGTTACAGGCTTTGATGGTTGAAGAGTTTGGTATTAAAAACCGTCAAGAAATGATTAGAAAACTATCCAATGCCAAGGTTAAAATCAGAACTGAGAAAACCACGTTCAATGGGAACGAATACCAGAAAAACATAATCAAAAGCTTTAGAGAATAAAAGGGAGTGAGTGTAATGGATTTTAGCAGGTGCACTACCTCACACCCCCTTTTCTTTTTTTATTTTCATCAAGTTATTAATTTAATGGGATAGGGGGGGATGATATAATATGAACTGGATAAAAAGGCTTAAAAATGACTTAAACAGATTCTTATTAACTAAAATGGATAACAATGAGGTGGACGTTGAAGAACGTGAAATTATAATCCAAGCAGGGGATATAATAGAAAAATACAGGAGGAAATAAACTTGAAAACTCAAACAGAAAAAACTCAAACAGAAAAACAAGCCTCCATTAAATTAATCCCCAAACAATTTTACAACTGCAATATCATCCCCCTAAAACCATTATCAAAAAAATACAATTTCAAATTAACCAATCCCTCTCCAAATAAACCAGAGGACTACAAATGGAAAAAATATCAAAGTGTTATGTATCCTCGTGGGTTGTTAAAAGGATATAAGGGAAACCTTGGAGTTATATTAGGAGATAGTTTAGGAGAAGGATTGTATTTAACTCAAGTGGATCTGGATGACCCTTCATTTTTACAATACTTTGAAGATGTTGAAACATTGATTATCCAGTCTGGAAGAGGATTTCATGTTTACATATATTCAGAAAAACCGGTTGGTACTAAAAAAGATTATCCTATTGATAAAATAGAGATAAGGGGGCATGAAGGAAGTTACACTGTAATTCCCCCAAGCATACATCCTGAAACCAAAGAACCATACACTGTTTACCAGGATAAACCCATCCTAACTGTTGAAGATGGGGTAATGTGGGTTAAACACCAACTGAAACCATTAAAATCTGATTTTAAGAAAGACAAGACATATAAATCCAACAGAAAATCTAATAATGTTAATTCAGACCGTGAATTATCTGAATCCGATATTGACCACATTATAACTCTTTTAAAACCATTCTATCGGGAATCATACAGGAATGATATAATTTATTCATTGTCAGGGTTTATGAAAAAAGAGGGGATCAAAGAATCATCAGCACAATTATTAATAGAACGATTAAGCCATGATGATGAAGACGGGATGTCTGCAAGAATCCAAGTCCTCCACCGCACATACAACAACACCCTCCCAGACACTGAGTTAAAAGGGGCAAGTGGCCTATATGAAACCATTGAAAAACAAGCAGATCAAGATATGTTCAAAACCATACAACGAGAAATCAATGACATCATAGAAAAACCAATCCACTATGGAATGCTAACAGCCAGAATCGGAACAAACGAACTATTCGTAGCAAACCAAGACAAAAAAAGCATAATCCACGTAAAAGAAAAATACACTGGGGATAAGGTAATAGCAACAGAGAAAACGGTGATAGAAGCTTACCCCTCCGAAGTGATAATCTTTGACAGCCCATTAGAAGACGAACCCCGTAAATTTGAGATACTATGGCAAACCCATAACAGCCCACGACCAATCAAAACAGGCCCCGACTTATTAGATGACATTAAAAACGATTTAATCGAATCAGGGCATGTAATCAACAACCGTATGGTAAATGACTGTTTACCTGCTATTATGAATAAAATGATCCGGGAACAATATGCTGAGATAAAAACAGATATTGAAACTCCAGGATTCTTTTACACTCCAGAAACCAACAAAATCATCACAGTGAAATATGAAACCTTCGAGCCCCCAAACGATGAACTTCAACAAGCACTTAAAGTATTAGATGACTTACGACACTCATTCGAGGGCCATGAAACAAAGATAGCTACTATTTTTAAATGGGGACTTATCAGCCCATTCATTTACAGTATGAAACAACTAGGAACATGGGCTCCTTGGCTTTATTTGTATGGGAAGGCTAAAAGTGGGAAATCCACACTAGGCCAAATGGTCCTATATTTATGGGATGAACCCACCCCTGACACTGACTTAACAGGGGGGATGTTTGACACCGTTGCAAGAGTAGGTAATAGAATCAGTCAATCCACATTCCCAGTAGTAGTCAATGAACCTGCAGGAGCATTTAGCCGGGTAAGCGTAACTGAAATGATAAAAGGAGCAATAGAAAGACCAACAGGCCGGGGAAGATATGAAGGCCGAAGGTTCAGAAACATACCCGCTTATGCTCCAGTCATTTTCACCGCAAACCTATTTGTACCTGATGACGATGCACTGGTTAGAAGGTTTATCATTCTCAATTTCACCCACAGTGAAATGAAAACTCAAAAAGAAGTAGATGCGTTTGAGGATGAATGGCAGACTAAAAACCATAAACGGTGCAAATTCAACCTCTTAAAACCCATCAGCCAATTTGTGATTAAAGAGTTCATGGAAAACCCTGATTTGTTACAAATGGAATGGAAGGAACTTTGTGATACTCTGGTTACAAGGGTGTATTATGAGGCAGGGGTTCGTCCTGATAATTGGATCTATGGTTGGAGCCGGTCTGAGAGTATGGAGGATATGGATGAGGAACACCGTGAAGAGGTGCGAATATTCCTCTTGGAATGTATTAACAAGGCTTATGGTCGGGTGCAAGTAATTGATGAAGTGGATGGGAAGCCCAAAGACTTGGATAATTACACATCTAAACTCAAAGAAAGTAAGAATTTCAAAGAAAAGGTGTGGAGTGTGCTGAATGAACGATTAATACCTTGGATGATACCGATAGAATCAAAGAACAATCAATATGTCTGTTTAACAACCGGGTTTAAAAAAGAAGTACATAAGGAATTGAAGGTATGTCAACCGTTGAAAGGGATTGCTGAATTAATGGGGTGGAAATACCAGGCTGTTAGGTTTGATAAACCAACCAAGGTTATTAAGATACCTTTAAAAAATTTTATTAACTTTTTGTATCAAACCGAAACAGATGAACAAAAAGGGTTAGAGGATGAGGTTGTAACTTGAGTTGTAACTTTTTGTAACCTGATCCGACAGGTTACAAACTAGGAGTTTTGAGGGTGTTAAAAAATGTTTAAGGAGTGGATTATTGTGTTTGTGATTTGTAACTTGGGTGGGGAGAGAGGGGGGGGTATAAAAAAAAGAGAGTGTTATCCCCAGGTTACAAAGTTACAAAGTTACAAATTGGTTACGTTTTTAGCCAAGTTACAAAGTTACAAAGTTACAATATTAAAAATATTTGATTATTTAATAAAATAGGAGGGTGATGTGTATGGATGGTGATGTTATGGATAGGTTGTGGAAGTGGGCTGGGAACACTCGGCGGGATCATAAGCGTAGGGGCTTCCGGGTACGGATACACCGGGCGGAGATATATGATATGGCTGTGGAGGCTATGAAGACGGGGTGTTACTTCTGCCAGTGCAAACTAGTCCCCACAAAGTCGGGGAATAGTCAATGTACTTTGCCTAATCAGGTTAGTTTGGATGTGGTGAACCCTAAGCACCGTGTCCTGGAGCCGGGTAATTGTCGGGTTATCTGCTGCTCCTGCAATAATGGTCGTATGGCGATGTCGGAGGCTGATTATGTGGCTAAGTGTTTACGGGTTGTTGAGAATATGGTAGGGGTGAAAAGATGAAAATGTGTAAGATACATGATGAATTAGAATGTATAAGTTGTGAATACTGTAAAAACAAGCCCAACGATATTGATTTAAAAGAATACCTTCTAAGGCTCATTGATAATGACATTGAGGAAATTAAGGGGCCAATATATTTATTCAGTCGATTAACTCATTACACAAAAGAACAGGAAAAACAATGTTATAAGGCTATTTTTGAGCTTAAAATGGCTGAAAGACTTAAAGAAGATGTTATTGATTTATTTGAAAGGGTGAAACCATGATTGAACTAAACCAAAGCAAAGGTGTGATTGATTTCATCCTACAACGGGATGAAATAGTAAAGGTCAGGGGGAATACTTACCTACATTGCAGTTTTGAGGATTTGATGAGTGTGGATGGGATAGGAGAACGCAAAGCAAACAGCATTAAAGAATACTACTTCGAGAGGTGATACGGATGCAAGATTGTGATCAGTTTGAGATGTTTTACCAAGATGTTGCTAAAAGTTATTCAAGGTACAACACTGTTTTAATCAGATCTGATTTTTATAAAACCGTTGAAACGGGGATGAGGGGGATTGAAAAATATTGGGACGGTAAAGAAGTATTTGGGCTTGAAGTATTAGAAGTAGATCAATTCAAATTCCCAGACTACATGTTTATTAATTTAAAAGAGGGGATTAAATGAATAACTGCCCTATCTGCCAAACACCCGTACACGTACTCCCCAGCGCTGATAATCGGGGATTCAAATATGACCATAAAACTAAGGAAATATATCATTTGTCGTGTTGGACACTACAACAAACCACGACTGAGGGGGTGAAAGCCGATGTATGATCATTGCTCATATTGTGGGCAATACCAGGAACTCATAACCGATGATCCAATAACAGTGGCTGATGATGATTGTTTTGAGATGATTGTAGTGGGCTTATGCGTACGATGTAAAAAGCTATTCCAAAGAACAATATTCAAGGTGGAAATATGAGGGGAAAAGTATGTATATAAGTTCACACAATATATTAACTAGGGAGGAGTGTTCTTTGACTCCGCTCTTCCCTAACTCCAATCATGGGGTGCAATCAGAGTCAAAGGGAGTTAAATTTAAGGAGTCAGGTAGTATGGTATATGGATATATCTACAAAATAGTGAACACCCTAAATGGTAAAGTGTATATTGGTCAAACAACCCAAGACCCATATAAACGCAAATCAAACCATTTATGTGAATTAAAAAATAATAAGCATAACAATTCACACTTGCAAAATGCTTTTAATAAGTATGGCAAATCTAATTTTAAATTCACTGTTCTAAAATACGCTACTTCTAAAAGGGTTCTTGATAAATTAGAAGAGGATTATATTAATTCCTATGATTGTTTGAATGATAAAAATGGATATAACATTCGAAGAGGGGGAGCTAATGGGAAACATTCAGAAGAAACATGTAAGAAAATTAGCAAAGCCCGAAAAGGTAAAAAGGCATCCCTAAAAGCTCGTAAGAACATGAGCAAGGCCCATTCTGGTAAAAATAACCATATGTATGGGAAAAGGGGACCACTGGCTCCAATTTATGGCAAAAAATTAAGTGAAGCCGCTCGTAATAAAATTAGCAAAGCCAAAAAAGGTAAAAAACGTCCCAATCTTTCTGGTGAAAAACATCCGTATTATGGTAAAAAACGTCCCATCGACATCATCAAAAAGATGAGTATAACTCGACGAGGAGAGGGGTTATTTGGTTTTACTGGTGCTCACTTTAGGAAGGATCTTAATCCCGAAAACATACCATGGCGATCTCATATTCACTATAATGGCCGTAATAAACATTTGGGGTATTTCAATGATCCATTAAGTGCTGAGATAGTTCATGATTTAGTTATGGGGGCATTATATGAGTAATGTGTTCTTAGATTCTAGAGAACCCTCTCATATTAAAGAATTATTTCTTAAAACTTTTTCAACAGGGGAGGTTACAATGTTGCCTGTTGGAGATTTGGTTTACCCCACTAACAGCGTTTGCTGTGAAAGGAAAACAGTAGAAGATTTTATATCTTCCGTTATGGGGAGATTATGGGTTCAGTTGCAGAATATGATTGAAAATTACCAACACCCTTACTTAATTATTGTTGGACGTTTTGATGAAGAAGAGGTTATGAAACACACTTCTTTCACTCGGAAACAGTTTTTAGGGGCATGTGCGAGTATATCGGCACGGTATAAAATCCCAGTGTTTAATGTTGATTCTAATAGGGATTTTTTCACCTTGTCAAAGGCATTGATGGAGAAAAGTGATGGTTCACTTAAACATTTAGATAAGGTTAGGAGGTTGGCTGTTAGTGATGGGGATGTTTTAGAGGCTATGGTTAGTTGTATTCCTGGGATTGGGTTGGAGTATTCTAAGAGGATTATAGATGTTTTGGGGGTTGATAGTATTATAGAGTTATGTAAAACCACGGTTGAGGATTTGATGAGTGTGGATGGGATAGGAGAACGCAAAGCAAATAACATTAAGGAATATTATTTTGAGAGGTGATTAGAATGGATGATAAAATATGCGAATGGTTTAAAAAAGAAGTGGCAAGACAAAAAGAAGAGGCATATATCCAAGGTAGAAATGATGGTTTTGATATTGCCATTGAAATATATGGGCTTGATAAAAATAATAATTATAAAGAGAAATGGGATAAGCTTAGGGATCACTTAATATTTAATCGTGATGCTCCATTCCAGTTGTTTAAGGGTTATTATCAATCATTGCTTGATTTTATGGATAT